ATGCGCATCGCTACGCACCAGCTTGTAGAACTCAGGCTTGTCAGGCTTGCGGTATAACTTGATTACTTTCATGTTGTCCTCTTAGGGTTCAGTTGTTTGAGTATGGTCATGTCAGTCACCATCATGTAGTTGGACTTGTTCATAGGCACAACGGTACGCTTGGTGTTCGCCTTAAAAGCAATGTCATCACCGCATGGAAGGCAAACTGCGTAGCCAAGGTTGAATCGTTCTTCGTTGTAGGTATCGCCACACAACTTACACTGTGGTGTAAAAGTCTCATCAATCATAGATAGTCTCCAAATGATGCTTCGTATGCGTCAAGCCAGTCGTTGAACTCCTTGTCGAACTGCGCCAACTCTTCGTCACTAACATCTAATCCACTATTGCGTGGGTCTTTGTTTGCCAGCTTTGGGTACAGACGGCTATCCAACTGCTCTTGCTCTGTGATGATTAGGTTTTTTAGTTTGCCCATGATTACTTCTCCTTGATTAGAAACAAATAAATTCCACGACATCGTGGAACGCTATGTAGGGATGTTGTCTTCGACCACTCTGTTCTAAGATTGCTCTCCCCACTGACATAAGTATACCACAACTTTACATTTCAAACAAGGGTCTTGTATGACTTTTTTTCGTGACGGGTTGGTGGTATTTAGCGGGGTTGGACAGAAAAATTCCAAAATGGCTAAAAAATTCCAGTAAAATTCCAAAATGAAAAAGTGGTTTTGGAATTTTTTTAAGTGGGGTAAATCGCCCTGAGAGCCTTATAGATAGTAGTAGTAGTAGTAATAATATATATATATATATATAAAAATTCCAAAATTCCAATAAATTTTAAGAGTACACCCCCTTCTGTAGAAAAATAGGTTTTGACTTTGCACTCAGAAAACAAGCCTTGCTCTCCCAGCTTTTTTCGTTTTACCCCCCGTCTACTGCTGGAAAAACTTGGAATTTTGGAATTTCGCTTGTAAGTCCTTGATTACATTGTATATTCGTGTTCCAAATTGGGTTTTTCATTTTGGAATTTTTCTGTCGAACACACGACCCCGCGCCCAAAACTTGGAATTTTTTGGTTTTGCTGGGTTGACTGCGTCATTTAGAATAAAATTAAATGATGTGTTGTTTAGATTCCACTAGACCGTGGAACGCTAAATAGTCTTCTTGCCCACGCACACGCTCGAGAACTAATAACTGGTTTCAAATTCGCTGGGCGAAAAAAAGCCCCACCAGTCTAGGACTGGCAGGGCTTGGTATTACTTGACTGCTTTGACGATTGCGTTTACTACCGCATCGTCTACTGTGTTATCCCCTCTAGCTTTGGCAGTCTTTGCCCTAGCTTTGATGCTGGATAACATATCCTCCTTGAGCCATACCGCAAAATCCTTGGTGCTGGCACGTTGGCGCTTTTTGCCGTTCAAACTGTCAATGTAGGCTTTGACATAGCGCTTTAAATCCTTCAAACGATTGGATTTATAATCACTCCAATCATCCCGCCATTGCTTATGAATCCCATGCTTGACAGGATCCTCATTGCGGAACCTACCAAACTCCTGCTGGGAATAAGCCATTACTACATTGATGTCTACCTTACGGGCTCCTTTAACATCGGACTCACAAGGCACCCAGTTGTCGGTGTAATACTTGGCTGGGCGCAATTCATTGAATCGGAGGATTTGCCCAGCCTCAATTTCAGCCTTGATTTCCTCAGGGATAGACTCCAAAAACGATGGGCATTTGGTATGAATGAACTTACCGATAAAACCACTACGCTCTGAACTGATACAACCTTGATACGATGCATCTTTTAAAGATGTAATTTCTACTGATTTGGACATATGTCCTCCATTTGAATTATGGGCGCGGAATTGCATCCCATAGAATATTAATAGCTGATATCAAGCCAACTAATCAAGTATCTATGGGGTAGTGGAACTCTATATAGCGACCTTGCCCACGCGCCCCTAGATGTGCTCGAGAACAAATAACTGGTTTCAATCCCCGCTTTCGCGGGGTTGATTGTTACTTACTGTCCCACTTCTCACACGCTAGGTCGTAGGTGTGGTGGAGCATCGACAAGAACTCTTCTTGGTGTTCGGATCCCATAAACAGATCACCCAAGTCAAACAGCTTGTTCTGCCAACGCTTTGCAAACTCTGCCCGTGTTACTTGTACTTCACTACCAAACATATTGGTGAATGGCTTAGTCTTACTCATGTGCTTCTCCTTGTTGATAGCAGAACATACTGCCATGTATATTAGATAGCTGATACCTACCCCATAAGTCAAGTTTTGGGCGCGAAGTCCACGACCCCTACACCCCCGATTCTTGGCAAGGGACCCCCGCTTCTCTATACACCATGATCTACACAAATAACCTTGCACTTTTCCAAATATTAGTCACCTGAAACCCCCCAGCTTAAGGTACTTTTTGCCGCCAATTTACCTAAAAAAACGCTCTAACTCCTTGATCTACATAACTTTTGTTCTCGAACACACGCCCGTCAAGTCGTACCTTTACTTTACATATTTTTCTAGGTGTATACCCCTACCCCCCTGACTTTTTTGGCTGCGGCCTCGTGTGTTCGAAATATAGAAACACCCCCCGTCACAAAATAAACACCCCGTTCAAAAAATATATTTTGTAAAATTTCTGAAATATCAAGGGAGTACGATAGATCGATGAGCTCTAATCTAATTATTGTTGTGGGCGTTATCTACGCTTACATAGCTATTGAGCAGGGGCTTAAAGGTAATTTGCCTTTGTGTATTTGTTACATTTGTTATGCGGGTGCCAACGTTGGTCTATACATGATGGCTACCAAATGAGCTTCACAATCATGCGGCAGGACGGCATGAAAACTATTCAGTGGTTCTTTACTGTGGACGAACTTATTAAATCGATGCTTAACAACCCCAACGATAGGTACTACAGAAATGACAACAATAGTCGGTGATTGGAATAGTAAGGTTCTTGTTACAGATAGTCAGTTCACTGATACTGTTTCAGGCATTAAGTACTTTGAAGAAAAGATCTTCCCCATAGAAGGCGGCTGGCTGGGCGTTGCAGGTAACTACTGCGATGCTGAGAAAGTAGTCGACTACGTAAACAAGAAAATTAAAGTTAAGCCAAAGCTAAAGACGGACAGCTCTTTTCTTAAGCTAACTAAAGATGGACTCTTCTCCTGCGGGAACGACCTAGAGTGGGAGCGGGTGCGAACCTTTATGGCTATTGGGTCTGGGTCTATGGCAGCGGAAGTTTGTATGCGCATGGGGCTAACAGCAGAAGAAGCGGTTAAGTGGGCGTGTAACGTGGACGCTAGTAGCAGCGAGCCAATAAAAACGTATTGCTTAATCGATGCCATATAAAGACCCCAAGGTTAAAAAAGCCAAGGGGGCTGGGTATTCTAAAAAGTATTACGAAGCAAACAAAGCAAAAGCATTACTAGCCAACGCTGCAACCAGAAAGAAAAAAAGAACGGAGTTTCAGAACTGGAAAGCAACGCTAAGTTGTAGCCAGTGCGGGTTCAGCCATGTAGCGGCGTTGGATTTTCACCACGTAGATGCTAAGTCTAAAGACGGGATAGTCAGCGAGTTAGTCCGCCATGGGCGGTTTAAAAAAGCTAAAGCGGAAGCAGAGAAGTGTATTGTCCTGTGCGCTAACTGCCACCGGGTGCACCACTACGAAGAAAAGAAAAAGGGTTAAAATTACTAGGTTCTTATCCACGTGAGGACACAGGGGGCGATGGTTTTTGCTTCGCATGCTTAGGTGCTATTGCCCCCTACCATAAAAATATTTACACATAAAGTAAAAAGCAGATATACTTTCAAAAACTGCTAGGGTCAGACATGGACGCTTTAATACCCGAAATCGAGGACAACGTACCTCTTCCTAAAAACGCACAAGAAGCGTTTCCTGATCTATCTCCGACTGAAGAATTGAATATGCGTGCCAGCGTAGTCCAGCTTTTGTCCGATTTAACAGGTCAACCCATCTCGCCAAACAAAGAAAACCAGGAAGAAGCCAAGGCTTTAGCCAAAGAAATGCTTGCAAATCCAGGGGTTAGGCCCGATTTCTCTAAATATCCTAATGAGACGCTGGCTTTGATGGCTGGTATGGTGTCGCAGATGAATGTTTCTATTGTTGACGAGTTATCAGAGCTTAAAATGTATGTGGTAAATAGCCTCGTTCAGGAAATTCAGGTCTCAAAGGACCCTAAAACACGAATTGCTGCCCTAAAAGCCCTCGGTGAAGTAGACGGAGTGGACGCATTTAAGAAAAGAACTGAAGTTACCCATAAAGTACAGACTATGGAAGAGGTTCAGAGGGAATTATTGGAGCTTTTAGACGAAGTTGAGACTAAATATATAGACGTAGAAGCCAAAGAAGTCACAGAACAAAGAAAAAATGGCTGAAGAGTTCCAACTTACCCAGGAACAGCTATTTAAACTGCAAGAAATAGCTAAAAATCCCAAAACGCCAGAGAAAATCAAGCGAAAAGCGAAGGATTTACTGTCCCAATTCAACGATTTTATGACCCAAAAGATAGGGGAAATGTCCTTTTTGGACTTTGTAAAACACGTTTATCCGGGGTATAAAGTTGGACCACATCACCTTAAACTGGCTCAAATCTTTGAAGACATCGCTGCAGGCAAGAAAAAGCGAGTTATTGTTAACATTGCGCCGCGTCATGGAAAGTCAGAACTCATATCTTATCTGGCACCCGCCTGGTTTTTGGGAAAGTTCCCTGCAAAAAAAGTCATTATGGCTTCACATACGGCGGACCTTGCTGTTAATTTCGGTCGTCGAGTCAGGAATTTGGTTGGTTCAGAGCTGTATAAAGACATTTTTCCGCAGATAGAACTGCAATCCGACAGTAAATCAGCATCTAGGTGGGGGACGAATTTTAATGGAGAATATTTTGCAATCGGCGTGGGCGGCGCACTGGCTGGTCGCGGTGCTGACCTTTTTATTATTGACGATCCTCATTCGGAGCAAGAGGCTAAGACAGGCAGACCCGACGTTTTCCTTCCTGCTTGGGAGTGGTTTCAGTCTGGTCCTTTACAGCGGCTTATGCCTGGTGGTGCAATTATTGTTGTAATGACTCGCTGGAGTAAACTTGACTTAACCGGGCAAATAGTAAAGCAGACAGAAAACAATGACGATGTAGATGCTTGGGAAGTAGTTCAGTTTCCTGCAATTAAAGACGATGGAGAGGCTCTTTGGCCCGAGTTTTGGCCTGTAGAAGAGCTTTTATCGAAAAAAGCGGCACTTGACATAAGATACTGGAATGCTCAGTATATGCAAAATCCTGTGTCAGAAGAAGGTGCTTTGATTAAACGGGAGTGGTGGAACATCTGGGAGAAGGAAACCCCACCCCCTTGTGAATTTACAATTATGTCGCTAGATGCGGCTCAGGAGGCAACAAACCGTGCTGACTACAACGCTCTTACGACGTGGGGGGTCTTCTTCAACGAAGAGGTTAACAACTACAACATTATCCTCCTCAACTCGATTAAAAAAAGGCTGGAGTTCCCGGAACTCAAAAAGCTGGTCCTTGAAGAATACAAAGAATGGCAGCCAGATGCGTTTATGGTTGAAAAGAAATCCAACGGGGCGGCACTCTATCAAGAGCTCAGGCGCATGGGTATTCCGGTCGGGGAGTTCACACCTGGCAAAGGTCAAGATAAAATCGCTCGCGTTAATGCTGTATCAGATTTGTTCTCGGGAGGTGTCGTCTGGGCACCAGATCATCGCTGGGCGAAGGAATTAATTGAGGAATGTAACGATTTTCCTAGCGGGACCAACGATGACTTGGTAGACTCTACTACATTGGCTCTGTTAAGATTCAGGCAGGGGGGATTTATCCGTCTGCCAAATGACGAACCCGAAGAAGACATGTTATATAAGTACCGCAAAAAAGCAGCGTACTATTAAGGATAAATTATGGCAATAGATAAGTCGTTATCACAGGCTCCACTAGGACTTGACCAATTAGACCCAGAAATGATGGGTGATGAGCCAGCCTTGGAAATTACAATCGAAGACCCAGAAGCAGTAGAGATTGGGATTGACGGTGAACCGATCCTGCGGATTGAAGAAGGCGAAGAAGAAGACGACTTTGACCAAAACTTAGCTGAAGTCATTCCTGAAGCAGTACTAACGTCACTTACTTCTGAGTTAATCGGTGACTTTGATTCAGATATTGCATCTCGTAAAGACTGGATACAGACATACGTTGACGGTCTAGAATTGCTTGGCATGAAGATCGAAGAGCGATCTGAGCCGTGGGAAGGTGCTTGCGGCGTGTACCACCCAATGCTAAGCGAAGCTTTAGTCAGGTTCCAAGCTGAAACTATGATGGAGACGTTCCCTGCAGCGGGGCCAGTTAAGACACAGATTATTGGCAAAGAAACCCCAGAGAAAAAAGATGCGGCGGACCGGGTTCAGCAGGACATGAACTACCAGATTACAGACGTGATGAAAGAGTTCCGT